CCCTAAATAATCCACAAAGTCATACACAAGTGCAACACTACAGCTGTGCCGCAAAGTATGCAGGCATAGTTAGGGCTACATGGATCTAAAAGAAGCTGGGCTGTTATGGGTTGCAATTATGGTTGCAATAACAGTGGCGTATGGTTTTTATGATAATGCAAAGCAAACACATTACTGGCGCGGTCGTAAAGATGGCTGGGACATGCACCGCAGAATGATTGATAATAAGACTAATGCCGACAACAACTGAGAACCTATTTAATGAAGCTGTCCAGCTTGTCCAAGAACGAGGTGTCGTTTACGGACACCCGATTTACAATATGCAACGCATCGCTAAAGGATTCAGTGCATACATGGACTATCCGCTCATGCCTCACGACGTACCGATGTTCAATATCATTCAGAAGATCAGCCGTCTCAATTCGTCTCCTGGACACCACGACAGTATCGTGGACATCTGTGCATACTTGGCAATCTACAAATTATGCATTGATGCAGAAAAAGACGGAGAGTTTGACTGGAAGGAAGGTGAGTAATGTTTAATTTAGACGACTACACCACAGTACAAGAACGATCAAACATATTCTGGGAAAGGTATAAGAATGGAGCGGTACGAACAAGAATTATCTCGGAGTCAGACACTCGAGTCATTGTTGTATGTGAATTATTTAGGGACTCAACTGATCCACAACCATTCGCAACAGGGCACGCGAAAGAAGTCATATCGGATCGTGGGGTTAATCGTGATTTTGCGCTTGAAAATTGTGAGACTTCGGCTAGAGGCGTTGCTTTTAAGGCGGCTAATATCGGTACTGAAAAGAATGGACCAAGTAGAGAAGAAATGGTCAGAGTAAATGAAAAACAATTTAAGCCCAAATACTCTGCACCCGGATCTAAATCAGCTGCAATGGAAATGGCGCTACATATTGTGGAGCAGAAATCTGTTAATAGTGTTGAAGGCGCTGGTCCTGTTGAGTGGTCTGTTGGTAAGACAGTTGCTCAAATTGGTGAAGTTGTCGCTGTTAATTTTACTTGCAGGCATGGTGATATGGTAAAGAAAGAAGGCATCGCCAAAGCCACAAATAAACCATACGCAGGTTATGTATGCACTGCACCAAAGGCAGATCAATGTGATGCAAAGTGGGCCAAACTTACAGCTGCTGGTACTTGGTACTGGCCTGATGATTCTGAGCAAGGCAAAGGGGGTGAGTAAATGGGATATGTAGAAATACTAAGAGGTGGACCTTACCTGGAAAGAATAGAAGCCGACCAGGTAAAGTTCATACCTTCAAATGACTTATGTATAGCTTGTAATGACGACAGGTTAATACATAGTGGTAATTACTTGATTTGCACTCAGTGCCATACCAGGCAATAAGGATATTATCATAATGCACCCACAATTCAAATGTAATGGCTGCAAGGCTAAAACAGAGTTCTTATGGCTGGAGCAGTTAGATACGCCTGAAGGGTTTAAGGCTTATCAGTGCATGTCCTGCGGATGTGTGGGTGTTAAGAATATAGCTGAGGCTTTGCATATTCCTGACAGTGATATATGCAGATGTGATAAGTGTGGTGGATGGAAGTTTGACACCGTGGCCTGCCACACTTGCCAACTGATTGGAGCAAAATAATGCCTACATATGAATACAGCTGTAATGATTGTGGCACATATGGATCAGTGCAGAAATCCTACGATGATGACATTACCGGTATGGACTGCCCTAAATGTAATTTGCAGATGTCTCGCATTTACTCAGCACCGGGGTTAATCTTCAAAGGTGGTGGATGGGGTAGTAAGCCATGAGTGAGGCTGGTTACGATTATAATTGGATTGATCAATACAACATTGTGCCCTTCTACGACATGCCTTCTGACCTGCGGTTATGCTAATGGATTTGACACATAGTGTACGCTCACGATCGCATCGGCTCTCAAAGCCGAAACGCGAGCCCCTGCAGGGACAGCTCGCGAGGTGCACGCTAGTTGCCCTACTTATATTCTTAGAAATCATTTGCTTTGAAAAGACTAATTCCGTAGCTGTGGATAACCATGTAATGAACTTAAAGCTATATGCATATCATAAGTTTAAGACATACGATCAATTTGAATGTTATAACTACATAATCATAAGAGAATCAAGATGGGATTATAAAGCCCGGAATGGTAGTCATTATGGTCTAGGCCAGATGCGTAACAAGATGGTACTCAAACTAACACCTAGACAACAGATTGATCTACACTATAAATACATAGCACATAGATATGGCTTAGTAAATGGTGAGGCTAATGCATGCCTTGCAGCTGAGCATCTAGATAGGGTTGGATGGCATTGAATAAGAAGGCTGAGATAGGTAGCAAGAAGTGGAAAGACTTACGCTTACAAGTATTAGCACGTGATGGCTACGTGTGTTACGTATGTGGTGGTGAGGCTGACCAAGTAGATCACCTATTCCCACGCGCTAAAGGCGGAGACACCTTCGATCAGTTTAATTGTGCCGCAATTTGTAGAAAATGCAACCTAGTTAAAGGCGCTCGTTTTTTTAGCCATAAGGCGACCCCCCCTGTCTTTCCAGAACGTTCTCTCTCCGAGACGGTCCGGGTCGTTCCCGATTCGCCCTTTGTTAAACCAGAATCGATCCAAGTTAATGCAGAATGATGCAGAAGTGATCCCGATCAAACGAGGGGTCGGGCTAATTGGCAGTACTGAGCCTAGAATCCACACGCCATTATTAAAAGGCCCATCTAAAGCACAAGAAGTTGCAGATCTAGCTGAGAAGATTGGCTTACCACTTATTCCATGGCAACGCTGGGTGCTAGATGATTTACTAGCTGTAGATGCTGAGCAGAATTGGCGTAAGAAGACAGCTTTAGTGTTAGTAGCCCGGCAAAATGGCAAGACCCACCTAGCTCGTATGTTAATACTTAGCCATCTCTTTTTATGGGGCAGTAAAAATGTTTTAGGCATGTCTTCTAACAGAAATATGGCACTAGATACATTTAGGCAGGTTGCTTACACGATTGAAGATAATCCATTCTTAAAAGCGCAGGTAAGACAGATTCGCCTGGCTAATGGTCAAGAATCAATAACATTACTTAATGGCGCACGTTATGAGATTGCAGCAGCGACCAGAGATGCACCGCGTGGTAAGACTGCCGATTTCTTATATATTGATGAGTTACGCGAATGGACCGAAGAAGCATATACAGCTGCATTACCGGTAACACGTGCAAGACCTAATGCCATGACTTTAATGACAAGTAATGCTGGTGATGGATTTAGCAGTGTGCTTAATGATTTAAGAGAACGCTGCTTATCATACCCGCCTGACAATTTAGGTTATTACGAATACAGCGCACCGCAACACTGCAAGATTACTGATCGTAAAGCCTGGGCTATGGCAAATCCCGCACTTGGACATTTAATAACGGAGCAGACACTTGAAGAGAGCGTAAATACAAACAGCATAGAAGCTACAAAAACAGAAATGCTTTGTATGTGGGTAAGCAGCACGGTCAGTCCCTGGGTGTTTGGATCTATTGAGGCTTGCAGTGATAGCACTTTAGAAATCCCTATTGGACCACAAACAATTATTGCATTTGATATTGCACCTACAAGACGATCAGGCGCGTTAGTTGCCGGTCAGATGAAAGACGGAAAAATTGCAGTAGGACTGATGCAGCTTTGGACTAGTGAAATTGCTATTGATGAAGTAAAGATGGCTAGTGATATAAATGAATGGGCTCGTAAATATCATCCAACAATGATTTGTTATGACAAATACGCCACACAGTCGATTGCAACTAAATTAGAGCAAAGCGGATGGATGCTAACCGATGTAAGCGGCCAAGCCTTCTATCAGGCATGCTCTGATCTTTCTGATGGATTGGCTAATAACCGAGTAGTCCATTCTGGCCAAGAAGATTTAGTGCAACATCTAAATAACTGTGCCGCTAAGACTAACGATGCTGGATGGCGCATAATTAGACGTAAATCAGCCGGTGATGTTACAGCTGCGATTAGCCTTGCCATGGTTGTAAGCCAATTAAGCAAACCGCAACGCACCGCGCAAATATTTGCCTAATTTGCACCATTAGTCCGATTTATGGTATAAAGTACCTATATGGGTCTATTGTCTGCTTTGGGAATTACATCTAATAACAAATCCGTTAAAGCGCAATACGCCCCTGCCGTTATGAATGATGGTTATGCATTAGGTGGTATTGGTAACGGATTTAATTACGGTCCAATGGATCGCTCTTTGGCTATGCAAGTACCAGCTGTAGCAAGATGCCGTAATTTAATTGCCGGTGTAATTAGTTATTTACCTTTAGAACTTTATAGCAAATCTACTGGAGAAGAACTAGGGTCTCCTGTATGGTTAGAGCAGCCAGACATCCGTCAGCCAAGATCCGTCACACTAAGTGCCACCGTAGATAGCCTAATATTTTACGGTGTCGCTTATTGGCGTGTAACAGAAGTTTATGCAGATGATCTGCGACCATCACGATTTGAATGGGTTGCTAACACTAGAGTTAATGCACAATTAAATCCTAAGGGTACAGAAGTTATGTACTACACAGTAGATGGATCAGAAGTGCCGATGAGTGGTCCAGGATCTTTAATTACATTCCAAGGTTTAATACAAGGTGTATTACAGACAGCAGGCCGCACAATCCAATCAGCTTTAGATATTGAAAGAGCAGCAGCAGTTGCAGCACAA